CTTGGTATGTCATTTCTTAAATCTTTTTGAGTGAAACAAATATAATTCCATTGTTTTTTTCATTCCATCATTCTCTGTAAATTCTAAAGGTATATCATTTTCTTTTAGAATATGAACTTGCAAATAATTTGAAATCTGAAACTTAATTACATTGTATTTTGTTTTATTTTTAATAGGTTGAATTAAATAAGCTAAATCATTCTTATTGCATAAATGCATAGCTTGTATTTCTGCTTCTGTTGGATGGTATTTATCTTCTTTTTTTTTAGCCATTTAGTCTTAAAAACTCAGTTTCTCCGTATTCTTTGAACCATTCTTTATTTTCGTTATACTTATCAATTACTGCATTTATAAATACTAATTCGTCTAAAGAATTTGTTTGAAGTTTACCAATTATTTCGTCTATACTTCTTAAAATGTTTGTAGTTGTTTCAGGGTCTGTTTTGTAAATTATCTTAAATTCATTTCGTACAGTTTCTTCTAAGTCTTTATTTAAGCTATTTATCTTTTGCTTTACTTGTTGCTTGTATTGCTTTGTAAATGCTAAATTTTCATTTGATTCCAATAATAATTGGCTCAATAAAACTGATTTTAAATATTCTTGTTGTACTTCACTTACTTCCATTGTTTTGCTTTTTCTATTTCTAAATATGATACTTCTTTACTTATTTTATTATTGTTATTGAATTGAGTAGTGGCAGGATTCTTAAAGTTAACTTCCCAAATCGGGTCTATTTTATTTAGATTCCAAGAAAATATTCCTTCAGGAGTTGAGTTAAAATACATTGGTATGTCTAAATGCTTCAGACATTCAAAATGCATTGCGTTGTATTTTTTCTTTTCCAATAACATAGTAGAATAATGTTTCTTTCTACATTTTAATTCAAGCCTATGACCTGAACAAGGAGAATAACAGTCCCATCTAGACATTGGATTCTTTGCTTTAACTAAATCAGGATAAACATTTTCTTTTAGCCAATTAAATAAATCTATTTCTGTCCAATTATTCATTTATTTTGTATTCGTTATAAACTCTTTTTAACTCTTCAATTTTTCCTTTCCAACAACTATTACAAGAACTTATTTGTAATCGTACATTAAACACATTAAAATAAATATCTGAGATAATCTTTTGTTCAGCAGGATTTAAAGTTGTTTGTTTAGGTGATAAAAATACAGTCAATGAATTATAATCAGTTTCATTTAAACAATTAATTTGTCTATTGTAAGGAAATAACTTATTTAGTTTTTCTTTACGTTCATCGCATCCGCAATCTAATCCTGTTGCTTTGCTAAATAACTCAACAACTTTTTTAATACCCGTTGCTTTTGTTATTTTTTCTACTGTGTCACCAAGACCTTTGTCTGACATCTTTTTTACTACTTTTTTAGCCATAATTAAATTTATTTATCCTCAATATTAAACCATCCTACTATACAACCTAATCCTGTAAATACCGAAGCAGTATAAACTACTTCTGCTTTGCCTATTGGTTCCCAGTTGCAATTAATTGCTTTTATTATACACTTAACTTCTCCCACTAAAGCAAATAAAAAAATTGCTACTACTAAAACTGATAATTTTTTCATAATTTAATAAATGTTATTATAATCGTTATTAATGTAATCTTGATAATCTTTTTGTAATTTATCTTTTAAAATAGACTTGTAATTCTTTATTGAATGAAATATAGAAATCAAACTTATATTTGTTTCTTTAGAAATATCACGCATTGAAAAATCAGTATCTCTATAAAGTTTAAATAATTTTCTATCGTACCAATGCCAATTCTCTATTTCTTCATCAATTAAAAGACAAATGCTATGATACGCTTCTTGTTCTTCGATGTTTGAATCGTCAAATAATTCCCAACATCCATCAAAAGAAACTTTATTTATTTTTTTCTTTTTATTGTAGAATTGATAATATAATGACCTTAGAGTAAAAAGCATATACCCCTTGCGAACATCACCATTTACATCTATCAATTTAGTTGCATCAGCATACTTCATTAAAGCGATATAAGATTCTTGGACTATGTCCTCAGCATAGTCAAACTCTCCCATCTTTTGAATAGTATTAACCCATTCTTTATGATGCTTTGCTACTTCTTCAAGCCATTTGTATTCCATTTAAAAACTTTTTATTTTTAATCTAGCTTCTTTTTTTTCTGACTGCACTTCTTGAATTTCAAAATTAATATTAATATTGGTTAGTTCAGGGTCTTGTTTTATTAACCCATCCATAAATAATTCAAGTTGCATCCAATCATATTTAGAATCCGATTCTGTTAACTGTTGTAAATATAACAACTTTTCATTCAAGTCTTTAAAGAAACTTATTAACACTCTATTGTCTGAATGTAATAATAATGCTTTAGCAGTTGAAAGTTGTATGTCGTTTAAATGGTTTTTAATTGTTGTTTTCATTAGAATATATCTTTTAGTGGGTCATAAAATGCTCCTTCTATTTGTGGTAACCCAAACTTATTTATTTTAAAACTAAAGTTCTCAAATGATGCATTTCTTGAACGTTTGCAACTTACAGTAACTAATCCTTTGTTAACTGTATTTAATTCTAGTTGTATTTGTGTTTCTGTTTTTTTTTCTAAAAATGAACCTAAATGACCAGTTGGTTTATCTGAACCAAAATTACTGTGAATTACTGTGATAATATGACAATTCAACTCTTTTGTCCATTTCATAAGTTTTTGAACTACATTGTTTGATTCTTCAATGTTATTTACATCACTACATAAATCAGCAATACCATCTATAATGACTAATCCTATGTTTTTATCTTCTAATTTATCATACAGATAATACTCAATAAAATCTATTCTCTCTTTGAATGACAATTGCCTTAACGCTAATGTATGATATTTATTTGTTTTTATTCCTGTCATATCTATTGGTCTTTTAAACACATTTGCAGCGTGAAAATTCCCTTGCTCAGTATCAAAATGTATCAAATGTTTGTCATTTCTATTTGACTTCAAATCACCACAAAATGATTCTAAACTTTCAGCTAAATATGCAGCAGATAATAATGATACAAAAAAAGTTTTCTTTGATTTTGGTGGTGCTTGTATAAAACTAAAGTTTCCATAAGTTCCAATTGGAATTGGGTATTCAATTACACCATCTTTAGTTTCGTATTCTTTTGTTCCGAATGATATTGCAGGCTCAGGATATGTTATTTTTTCCAAAGGATTAATAAAACATTCCTCCTCATACATTTGCATTAACATTCTTTTTGCTTCTTCGTCCATTTGTTTGTTTGTTTAAAAAAAGGGGACTTTTACATCCCCTATGAATACTAAAATGGCAGGTCAGATGCTATTTCTTCTTTAGTTGCTTCAGCTTTCTTTTCAGCAGTTTTAATACTACCATCTGTCCAAACAACTGTTCCGTTTCCTAAGTAGTTTTTAGTCTTTTTAGCTTCACGTTCTTCTTTAGTTTGTGAATCAATTGCAGAAACATTTTGTCCCCATTGGTTTGAATCGTCATTTACTGAAACTGTGAAATTATAGTAAACCGCTCCATCTTTTCCTTGAACAAATTTCTCTTTTGGCAACTTGTCTACTCTTAAACTTAAATTAATTAATGCACTCATAATATTTATTTTTATTTACTTTGCTTACCTTTTTTTACTGTTGTCAGCTTTTCAGTTATTATTATTTAGTTAACTCTTCTTTGACTTCTTTAGTCATTTTATATTTAGATTCAATGGTTACAATATTACCACCATTTTTTAAATATTCAACTGCTTTTTTAAATTCAGGTGTATTTTTATTTAACCATTTTTTATCATCTGTTTTTGATTCTGTTTTGTCGTGCTTATTACTTGCATCAGGGTCTTGTGTGTCATCAATTAATAGTAAGTTACCTAATGCGTATTTCTTAGCGTAAGAACTAGCAGAACCATATTTTTGTGGCATTTGCATTCCTTTCTGTTCTAAGTCGATACCAACTACTGCTGATGCTGATAATTCATTTACTCCATTATTATCGTAAATAATAGCTTCAGATAACATAATTGGAGGGTCAAAACTAATCATTTTTTCTTTAATAATAAAACTAACTTTATACTTTTCATTAAAAGGCTTTAAGGCTTCTAATATATCCTCAGCACTTCTAAAGTTATATTTACCAAAACTGTTAAATTTTGATTTGTTTGCTTTAAATTCTTTTTGAATAATTGATAATTTTTCTTGTAATAACATATTTTCCATTTTATTTATTTTTTATAACATTTACCTATTTCTTGAATCCTAGAATCATTTAACGCATTAATTACTCCTGAGTAAGTTGCGTCGATTACTAAATTAAAATCTTTTTCTACATTTGAACAATAATTTTTTGTGTGATATAAAACTATTACTCTTGGATTAGAACCATAATCAGCAGAAACTTTTTTACTTACTATTTCATCACAACTACAATCCTCTTGTATTAACTCATTATTTGTGCAACTAAATAACGTTGTTATAATAATTGCTGAAAATAAAACTTTTTTCATTTTAAGGTTGTTTTAAGGTGTAAATTTCTTTTTTTATTATAGTCTTATATTCTTGCGTACATTGTTCGTCTAAAGCTTCAAAAATGTATTCAGTAAGAATGTTGTTTTGATTTTCAAGTTCACATATTCTATTTTGCAAACTTTGGATTTGAAACCTTTGGAAATCTAGTAAATCTTTCATTATATTAGTGATATTAAAGTTGTGTATAATGTTATTAGTATAAACATAAATACTAATGATGCTCCGAAATCTTTTAAATTATTTTTCATAATTTCTATTTGTTTGTTTGTTGAGTACAAATATATAAATGTTTTTTAAATATTGGTTATTTAAAACTGTTAATATTTTGTTAATTTTATAACTTAGTATAAACGTAATAAATAAGACTTTTTATAATTTATAAATTTACTACGCTTATACGATATTAGCAGTTGTAGGTAAGTTTGCTCAACTTTGGTGCCAAAGTTACGCAGGTAGGTTTTTTAATTCTTCTCTTACTTCTATCAGGTGTTTTAATAAAGGATTCATAATATCTAGATAAGTTTTTATTGGCGATGAAAGTGCAATATGAATATCTTTAAATCCTTTATCAAATAATGATTCGTGGTATTTTATTATTTCATTAACAGCAATTAACGCACATTGTTTAGCGTTAAATTTACCTATTTCCATCGTCATTTTGTCTATTAAATCTTGTGCTTCTTCTTTTGGTGTCATAATTAGTGGTGTTAAAAAACCTACCTACAACAATATATTGTAGCAATTAAGGCTTTGGTTATTAATTTGATTATTGTTTTGTACTTTTAAAATTTGGTCTTTAATCGAAGCATAAGGTGTACTTTTCCTTAACTGCTACAATAATGAACGTTAACAAACAGTTTGCTACAAAGGCTTTTTACCACACTTGAAACATTCCTCATTAAATGTTTGACTTGGGCATAATTTGTTACCACAGTGCTTGCAAACCAATTTGTTAACATCAGTCTTGCATAATGGCTCATTTGTTTTTTCTTTACTCATAATTTTTGCATTTAATGATTAGTTTATATTTGTTTGCAATAGTTTTAATTCAGCCACTAAGCAAGGATACCTTCCGTTAACAACTATAATAGCTAGTTGTTGCTTTCAATTATTATCTTTGATTCTTTACCTTGTTTTTTTAGTTCTAAATTAATTGATTCAACAGCCTTATCAAATCCGTCATTTATTCCTTCAACGTAGTAAGTTTTTATTAATTCTTTTTTTGTATCTTTTCTTGTTTGTAACTGAAAGCAACTGAGAGAAAGTATTAGAAAAATTATACCGAATGGTGTGTAAGGAGATTCAAAACTAATTGCAAATGGTTTAATACTTAATGTTGGTTTAGAGCTATAAATAATAAAGAATAGACTAAATAAAATCCAAAATGATGTTTTCATAAAATTACAGTTGTTAACAGTTGTTTGGCACTATTGCCGTTTAGTTTTTCAGCTGAAAATCCGCTGGTAATATTAAATTTATTTTTCATAATTCCGTTCACGTTATCGGCAACAGATGCCAAGCAACCTTCCGTTATATTCCAGCTTGGTTGGAGTCGATATACGTATTCTTGTAGTACTCCTCTGCGTTTTTAATAGAATAACTAGGTGGCAATGCTAAACTTTTAGTAACTCCGTCTATTCTAGCGTCCATAATTTGCTGTTTTTCTTTTTCTAAATTACCTCCGTTCCAAAAATAGTTCACATCGTAATCACTTGGAGAGCATCCGTATTTTTTTACGTAATAGTTATACCATTCTAAAAAATCTTGTCCTGCTGTTTTCATAATGTTTGCGTTTAAAAAGCCAAGAATATAACACTGCATAACAGTAATTACGGCTTGGTTGATTAATTTAATGTTTAGTTTGTACTTGGTTTTATTAGTCTTTAATTTGGAGTTTCAGGATTTACTTATCCGTAACTTCTGTTATGCGATTCCGTTAACAGCAAGATTAAGCGTTAGCGTCTAAAATAGACTTCATTTGTATATCAACCCATTTTCTAGCGTTTTTATAATCGTTTTCATTTGGACTTCTAAAAATAGATCCGAAATCTTTATTTAAAAGTCTTATATGCATATTCATTTCTACATCTAATTTATAACTAGATACCTTGTATATCTCAGCCTGTACTTTTCCATAGCTAGGAAAAATTGAAAAACCATATTCTGTTCCATTTACTTTCATAATATTTTTGTTTTTTAAATGCAGTTCAGTTTACATAATTCCACGCTGAAATTATAGCGGCTATCCGTTATATTCCAGCTTCTATATTGTCGCCAAATGTTTCTTTATAATAATTTTCTTCTGCTTCCCAATCTCCATCAAAATCATTTCCAGCATCATAAGCATCAAAAATTTGTTATTTTTCAACTTCTTTAAACATTTCTAATTGTGATTTAATTTCGCACATTGTTGGAGATCCATTTACTTTTTCGTAATCTAAAATCCATTTTTCTAATTGATTCATTGCTGATTTCATAATTTCTATTTGTTTATTTCTATGGTGTAAATATACAACATATTTAAACATATTGATTTTTAAATTTTGTTAAAATTTTGTTAAAACTTTTTAAGCATAAAAAAACCCCTAATTAAAGGGGCTTTCAACAAACAAAAGTCGAATAGATTATACTGCGATTTCGGCCACAATATATTAAAGTAGCTTCTTATTTATTACCCTTCGAGCGGTGGCTACTAATGCTATTCATATTAAAACAGGAAAGAAAGAATTTTATAACATAGAAACCTTTTCAGTATAATAATCAATCATATCAATTAAATCTACATCAGCAAATTTAACTATTTGTTTTGATTTTAAATACATTTCTTCAGATAAGTTATTACCAAGATATTGACTAAAAATATATTGTTGACCCTGATTAGTGATGTTGCAACCATAACATTGAACACCAACATTATTCTCATCCCATCTAGTAGAGTAATGTCTTCTACTCATAAAATGACCACATTGCAATTTTTTATAATGGTCTTTTTTACCACAAGTAATACACTCAGCAATATCATTCACCGCATCCTTGCGTCTTATGTATTGACTAAACACAGTATCTAGTTTTGTAACTAAAGATTTACGAGTAGGTTTCTTCATATACAAATGTAATATTACGTTTTAAACATTTCGGTTAATAACTTTATTTAAATCATTGCAATTTTGTCAAAAAAAAACTGTAAATTTGTAATGTTCTTAAAAACTAAATAAATAACTAAAAAATATATTTAAAATAAGTAAACAAAAATAAATTAAAATAAGCGAACAAAAATTTTAGGGAAAATTATGCTTTAAACTTAATTGACCGATATAAAAAATAAATTAATGGTAAAATAAGTAACCATAAATAAACAAAATAATTTGCTTTTTTATTTACTTTTTTTTCTTTTATATTTTCTTTAGTTGTTAAATGTGTCTTATTCTTTTCAGTTGTTATTTTAGACACGTTTTTAGATGTTATTTCTTCTTTATTGTATAAACTATTAACTTTACTATTTTTAACGCTTAAAACAACGTTTTTGTATTTAATACCGTTTATTTCAATTGCTTTTGATGTGTCTATTGGTTTAATAGTTATTTCATTTATATCTGAAAATATACTATAATTAATTTTAGATTCTTTTTTTTCTGAAATAGTATCTTTAATAGTAATTAATTTTTCAACTAAACTATCTTTTTTTATTTCTGTTTTATTTATATCTACTTTTCTAGATGCACAACTAAAAAAAAGTGCACCACATATGATAATACTTATTTTAAAATTCATCTAAGATTTTCTTAATTATTATACAGTCTTCATACATTTCAGCTTCTTCAAATACTTGTAAAGCAAATAATAAATCTTCATAGTGTGAACCTTCAAAATCTATTCTTAACCAATCTTCAAACTCTTTTTCTGTTGAAAATTGTTCTCTAATACTTTTAGCTTCCGTTAATATTAAATATTTATCATTCATTTTTTAAAGTATAAAGCTGATTCTTTGATTCTTCTATTTGTCAATCCTTTAGATTCTTTTCCTGCTATCTTATTCCATCTCAAGAATTGTTTAGCTATATTTCCATCATTAGGATTTAGATTTACATATCTTAAAAGTGTACTATTTTTAAACCCAGTAATACCTATATTATAAACAAAGCAAAATAAAGAGTTAAATTGATTTTGATTTAAATTAACTTTTACATTTTCATTAATAGCTTTTTCAAATTTAATCGCTATTAGATGAAATAAATCATAAGCATCTTTTTTAGTTATAACATCGCCTTGTTTTACTTTAGAACCATCAGAATAAAATGTATTTCCTAATCCTATTGTCCATACACCTGCGGAGCATTTATATGCTTTTAATTCTAATCCCTCAAGTTCAGATAAAAAATTTATTCCATTTGCATCTAGCTTCATATCACTTACTTATTAACCACGTTAAATAACCAAAAATCACTCCTATAAATCCCCTTTGAAACCACTTAAACTTCTCAAGTCTATCATCTGCTAATATCTGTTTTTTCTCTAAATCTTTTACTCTTTCATCAATAGAATCTAATAAATGAACTATTCCTTTATGACCGTTTAAAGGTGAACCTATTAAAGATTGTTCTATATTTCTAACGCTAGCTATTACATCAACCATATCAGATTTATACACTTTAAAATGACTTTCTAAACGGTCTATTTTTTCTGATTCAAGCTTTGTCATTACACTTCCTTACTTTTCTTTTTTAACAATTCTATTACACTATCAGGAGAAAAAACAAAGCCTATTCCAGCACTTATTAAAATACTCATTAAGATATAATCAGGTGATGCATTTACGAATACATAACCAATACCAACCCCTATTAAGATAATGCCTAATAGGGTTGTTTTCCAACTTTTATAAATGTTTTTCATATTAATATCCTGCGAAGGAATGTTTAGGATTATTTACTACAACTTCATTTACACCAAAGTCTATTTCTTGTTCACACATAATATCATAGTGATAACCATCAGCAAATATTGGAGGGGTTAATTCTACAAAATCAGCATCATAAGTACCTTGTGTTAAAACTATTTTACCTATTTCAACAATAGCTTGAACACCATCACCATAGCTTAACACTAACTCTTTTTCTAAGTTTTCTTTTTCTACATAAACTCCTTTAGCTTTTAAATCAGCAATTGCAGTTTCTTTATCTGTGTAATTTAGTTTTATTATATTCATTTTATAGTGTTGTTAAAGTTGCTAGTTCTGTATTTGTTAAAGCTGTTTTGTAAAGTTGTGCTGAATTACAATTTACTTTTTCTTTTCCTTGTACATAATTACCCTGTGCAATATAGAAGTTTTGCATTATTACATTTGGAGTAAATGTTGCAGATGTTTGTTGTGAAATTAATTGACCGTTTACATAAAAAATAATATCATTTGATTTATAAGCAATAGCGGCTTTAAATCTTGTTGATGAATTAATAGTAGAAATCATATTTAAAGTAGTACCGTCTGCAAAAACAATTCCGCAAACTTTACCTGATAGCACATATAAAAATACTGAATTTACAATACTTTGATTAATGTTACAAATTTCAGTTTCTCCAATTGCTAATCCATCAAAAAAAATAGTTCCCTCAGTTTGTCCTATCAAATCACTTACACCTGTTTTACTAATAACATCTGCATTTCTAGTTACTGCTGATGCTACCGTTGGTATGTATGATGTAGCGTATGATCCTTGTTCTAGTTGCCAATTTAAAACCGAACCAGAAACTGTAAAAATAACACTTCCAGCAGTTGGAGTGAAAGTTAAATAAACTCTATTGTTTAACCCAGTACCCACTAAAGTTCCCGTAAACACACCTGATACAACAATTGAACCTGTGCCATAGAAGGATAAAGTATATGCTTGTGCAGTTACTGTTTTCGTTTGTATTGTAGCTATATCACTAGGAAATAATAAATTAGTTCTTTGTGGTTCTACCAATACACTAGGACAATTACTATCTGTATAGTCTATTCTAGGTACATTTAAAGCAACTGATTCTATTAAACCACTACTATTAACTCTTGTTGCAGTTGTTGCTCTTACAACGTTCATATCACCTGTTCCATCTGAAGGAATAACTGAATATAATTTACTTGCTTTTGTTGCATTTGGTGTAATAACCAAACTTGCTTTATCTAATAAACTCATTTTATATGTTTAAATTTGTTAATGTATTGTATAAACAAGAATCAGATTCAAATGTTCCACCATCTAATAATACTCTTGCTTTAAAATCAGTTGTAATTTTATAAACTACTCCTGTAATATCTGTTTCTCCTGTCCAACTAGTAACATAAGATTTACCCCAATTAATAGTATTATTGATGAATCCTTGACTCCATCCAATTGTATTATTTACTCCTTGTCCCCAATCGCTCATTTGCTATTTTTTTTAAAAAGATTTGTAATTTTTTAACGTTCTTTTTCTTAGGTTCGTATGTCTTTTTTATAGTATCCATCCTCCGAAGTTTGCGTCTTTGTCGGGATATACATCCGCATTAGTATTCAAGTTGTACTCAGGGAATTTTTCTTGGTTAAAAGTCATAAAATCAATAAACCTATTTGTATAACTTTGAGCAGTATCTCTTGCATTTGCAATTAAAGAATCCATTTCTACCTTATCTACATTTACACTATTCTCTGAGTTATGTTTAAATACTCCCTTTTCGCTTATTTTAATAGACGCATAAGGTAAGAACTCCACCATTGACCACCATACTGTCATCATTTTAATATAATCCTTTAAAAGGTCTGAATAGTCAGTAGTCAAAGTTCCTGCTATAATACCATCGTTGATTTTATTGTATAACTTAGTACCTAAATAGTTTTGAATGTGTATTTGTTGAGCCTGAAAAATAAATTGAGTATAAGTATCAGGGTCTACATTTCCGTTTAGCATAGTATATTTAACTATGTCATTTGTGTTTATAAATAATGCTTTTGCCATTTTATACGTCTTTAGGTAAGTTTTTATTATCAGGGTGAAATCCTTTCAAAGGCATATCATTCGGCATCATAGCAACCTCTTTTTTGTTTCTGATTCTATAACCATATTTTTCTGCTTTTGCTACTGAAATAGTTTTTGCTTGTGGATTGTTGACATCTATTTTAACACCTTCCATATTTACAAAAGTTTTTCTTAAAAATTTATGATGACATCTAGCACCACCTTTATAAAGAAAGATATTATAAGGCTCGTTGTTATGCTCAAAACCATCATTTACAACTTTAGAATTTACATTTTCTAAATCTTCTTTTCTATAAACTCTACCGTTTTTACTTGCGGACATCATTTTTTTACAAAATTCTCTTTCAGGTGATTCATTACCAGTATATGAATATCTAGTGATAAATTTAAAACCATCAATTTCTTTATCTTGTTCAGATTTTGCATTTGGTCTAGAACCAACAGATGTAGCAAAGTCATATATTTTAGATAAAACTGATTTTTTATTTAAAGAATTAATTTCATTATCCAATTCTTCCTCAGTTTCGTAATCTACTTCAGTTTCGTCAACACAAACCCAATTGTCAGGTAAAACCTCACCTTTTAAATCAATAAATTCATCTAATTCAATTGAATTTTCAGCACTCATTTTAACACCTGTTTCTTCTTCTTTAGTTTCAGCATTCATTCCATCAGTATCTACAAATTCTAAAGGTTGGATAGTTTTGAAATAAAGTTTTAATGATATATCGTTAACTGCTAAAATTTCATCAATTGCGTCTATTATTTCTAATTGGTATGGTTTAATTACTATATTGTCCATTAATAGCGTAGCAGTCTTAATTTCGTCTGCATTGTTACCTAAACCACCATCACCTGTGCGTATTCCTAACAACATTGGCGAAGTAACTCTATGACCTACAATCAACTTATCAAAGCATTCTTTACTTAAATATTCATAGTGTTGAGGTGCATCATTTAAAGGCAAATCTTCAACTGTTGTTTTTGATTCAGCATTTTGATTAAAAGCTACAATTACCTTTTCACCTCTTGAACCTGTTAATTTACGCAGCACATCACTCTTCATTTTATCACGCATTTCCTCAGATGGAACTCCGTTATTGAAGTTTATTACTTTAGTTCCTGAGAATCCATTTTGGCAATCATTAATTTGATAATCAGCAATAGTTTCTTCAAGTAATGCATAAGGCAATGAACCGCTATAATCAATCGGACTATAATAATCAAAACCCGATACATAAGGTTTAATAACATACAATTCTACTTCATTACCATTACCAAATCCAAAAGCAGGAATCTTTTTAATTACTTCATTAGGTTTCTTTTCAGCCCAATTATTATGGTAATACCAATTTTCAATCTGTCCTTTATCATTGCATTTCTCTGCTCTTAATGTATGCATAGGAAAATGAAGTACTTGTTTAACTACTCCTTTTTCTTTTACAACTTGCATTGCAGCCATACCTAGAAGTTTACGCTCTAAGATAACTTTCTTTAAATCTGAATCTTTTACAATAGACTTAAATTGTGCGTATTCGTTTGGTTTATGGTTAGAATCTAAAGCATCCAATCCTTTACCGTATATCATATTAGATACACCTGTAATGATTGCTCCATTTGTGGCTGAATATAAATATCTATCAATTAAATATTGAAAGTAGTTATTTTCTGAGCCATATTCTACGTAATTGTTTTTCTTATTTTCTTGAATTGTAGGGCTTGTGTAAGCCGATAAATTAAGAACTGATATATTACTCATATATTATAAATTCGTTCGTTGTATTGTTCTCTACGTATTGATTTTCGTTAACTGTAAAGTCTTTTATTACTTGGTTAGTACAAAAAACTTTATCTTTATAAATAACCTTATCTTTGTTGAAAATATTTAAATTATAGAAAGTATTTTCTGTTAAAGTTAATGGTATTGATATTTTTAAAAAATAATCTTCTTGTTGAAAATAAGTATCTATTAAATCAAAACTATTTATTAAGCATTCTTTAGCTTCAAAATTACCTCCTTCTAATAAAGTTCTATCAATTAATTTATAAATAGCATCAGCAGTATAATATATCACTATTTCACCAGTAGTTTCATTTCTTAAACTCAAAGCCGAAGCAGTATATTCTCTAGGAATAAAGTATATTAATTGTGGTTCTGTTTGTTGCTTTAAAATTATCATATAATATTTTTTATATTAATAATTAAAATTGAAAATTGTTTTAAATAAAAAAGGATGCCCGAAGACACCCTTTAAAAAAAACAAATAAAAATAAATTATACTCCCGCAACAATTGTAAATCCAACAGTAGTTAAATCACCCGTGATGAAGTTTGCAGCAATTGGTTCCATTCCATCAAATTCTAAAGAATAACCACTTTTATCTCCAAGATTTGCACCCGTTGAAATAGTAGCAGAAACCAAGTCACATCCTTTAGTTAATCCTGCAAGAAAATGATTTCCGTTATTATCTTCGATTATTACTTGTGGTCTTCCATAAGATAAAAGTTTTACTTGCTTATGGTCAGCAGCACTTAATTTTTTTAAATCTAATGTCAATTTTTGAGAAACAAATGTAGTTCCGTTTTCTCTTGAACTTGTAACTGTTTGTTCGAATGAACTTGTTCCTTTTAGTTCATATTTGTATGCTGAAGGTGTACCAGCAGCAGCAGTAATTGAATCGTCAACAATTGTATAACCTGTTGCATCTCCCCAATTTACAAAATATACTGCTCTAAGACCTCCATTGGAATCTTTACATTGTTCCGTTCTTCCTAGTGTTATATCGCACGCCATTTTTTATATTTTTTAAAGTTAATAAAAAAGATTATTTAATCCAATCTTTGTTTAAGTACGTTTTCAATCTGTGACAATTAGCACAAAGAGTTTGAAGGTTTAAAATGTTATTATTATTTCTATTACCATCTATATGGTCAACATCTAATTGACAAATATGTATTGGTATAAATCCACAATTTGAGCATTTATCTGCTACAAATAATCTATAAGGTCTTTTTGAACAAGTTCTTGATTCCTTACTTCTTTCTTTGCACCTTCTACTGCAAAACTTTTTATTTGATTTATATTCAAATAAATTGTCACAATGTTTATACTCGCAAACTATCATTGTTTTAAAAAGGGCAGAAAGCAAAAAGCAAACTGCCCATCTTTTAATTTAATTATCTAATTGTTATTAGTTTGCAGCGTTAACGATTCCGTAAGTTACAATGTCAGAAACAATTCCGTATTGAACACCAGCAGTAAATCTCATTACTACTCTTACATTTTCAGAACCATCAATGTCAGCCATATCAATTACTTTTACTTCATTATTGTCAGAAAGTAATCCTGTACCAAAATACAAGTTAGATTTCTCAGCAGCAATTGCAGTATTAGCAGCTAAACCATCGGCAACAAAGATTTTTACACCATCAAAAGAAAGTGAACCATTATTGTACCATTGTGTACCCATATCATTAGTACCAGCAGAAACTAATCCTGATGCTCCAAATCCACCTAATGCTCTTACGTATGCTCTAGCTACGTTTTGAGAAACATAAAGATATAAATCTTCTTTTCCATACAATGCAGCAGGAATTGCATCCACAATTTTACCTAATTCAACGATAACATTTGAAGCAGTAACAGTTGTTCCAGCAACTTCTTGAGCAGCAGGTAAGCCAGCGTCTAAAGATAACAATGTAGCGAATCCGTTAAATTCACCTGCATTAGCAGTAACACCTTTCCAAATGTTTTGTTCAGTTTTTTGTGCAACTTTAGCAACTACGTGAGCCAGTAAGAAATCAGCAAATGATTTTGGTAAAGAATCAAAAGCAGAATACCCCATTGATACCGCTTCCCAATCTGAACGGAAATCTTTTTTACAAAGTTGTAAATTTACTTGAAATTCCTCTGGTTGTAGAATTTTTTCTGTTAATGTAATTGTAGAAGTAGCATTGAAATCACAAGTTGCATCAGCTACAATAGCGTCTGAACTTAGTTTCTTAATTACTTCTTTGAATTTTACATTTGGTTTTACTTCAATACCGCCATTTGCGATAGTTGAACCTGATAGTAATGCAGCAGAAACATATTTTCCTGCAAATTCACCAGCATAAGTAGTAGTAATACTTGTAGTAGTAGCCATATTTTATTATTTAAAAAGTTGTGCCATAACTCTATCTTGAGTAGTCATTTGGCGATTAGTTGATATTTTGTTTAATTTAACTTCCGACTTAGTTTCAGGTGAATGTGTTAATGGTTCAACAACTACATCTGCACTTAATTCTTCTTTAATAACTTCTTTTGCTAATTTTAATTCAGCAATTTCAGTTCTTAATTTTTCAATTTCTGCAAAGAAAATCTCTTTAGAAACTGATTCAACAATTTTTTTAGGCGCATTAGGTTCTGCTTCCATTTCTTGTTCAGCAGGAGTAGCCAATGGTTCTTCATTAGCAGGCTCTTCCTCAGTAGCTGGTTCAATTGCAGCAATGATTCCCTCAACATCTACCTTTAAGATATTACCATCTTCTAATTCGTATTCACCAATAGGCATTGGAACTCTTTCCTCGCCATTTACAATAAATACTGCATTATCTAATTGAAAAGAATCTGCTTCAATAACAGTCACTCCATCCATTAGTTTCATTTGGGCAAGTTTTACCTCCATTCCCAAAAGTGTTTTAATTTCATTTATTACGCTCATAAGTGTATTTTTTTATATTAATTAATGTTATTTATTTTTGTTATAAATTAGCCATTACTTCTAACTGTTGTACGTACTCCATCTATTACTGTAATAGTTGAGTTTTGTTGCTGAATTAATGAACCTATACCTTGTTCAGATAGTTCACCATTGCAACATTTTTGACTGTATTTACCATCTTTACAAAGACATCCTCTTTTTCCACCTTTTGGTGAACTTGTTTTATTTGCCATTTTTTAAAATTATTGATTTTATTTTTTCTATTAATTCATTTTCTTTTTCAGCTTGTAAACTCATTTCTAGTTTGTCCGAAAAATATCCTTCGACACTTATTCCTAAATAAGTTCCGTTTTTTATTTCTTCCCAAACTTTATCATTGTCAATACTCATAATTACTGCCCAAGCCCCTTCAACCGCATTTAAATTATAAATAGCAGTTTTATCTAATAATGGATTTTCTACAATCCAAGATTCCACAACCGATACTCCTTTTACATTTGTAGTATGCTCTAATGTAGCATTATTATTGTTTAGTCTTTTTAAATATAATTGACCCGCTTTTTTTACAGTTTCTTTTGAAAACTTAATATTATATTCGTGTTCTCCATTTCTTCTATAAATTAATTTATCTGGAACTAAAGCTAATCCTATAATTATTCTTTTTTCTTCATCAACCGATTTAAACTCAATTCTATGATTATTTAATGCCACCCAATTTTCTTCTATTGCTGGAAATTTAACCAAGCTAAGAGCATCAATACCTTCTTTCTCTATGTTTTCATCAATATACAATTCTATTGTTTCTAATTCTGCCATCTTAAATTTGTTTTATTAATTTTTTTATTATTTAACATACCACTTAATATTGTGTAATTTATTTTACTAAATTCAGATGCTTCTCGCATTGATTTAAAAATCATTTTAGTTTCTATATCTATTATTTTTTTATTATTTTTTCCTAAACAAGACTTTCTCATATTTAATTTATAAGTTTCGTCTTGAGTGAAAGAGTAATCTTTTATATTTTTATTATAATTTGTTAATTTTATTTTTCTTTTTAATCTCTCTTCTGGATTCATATTTAGAAAACCCTCTCCTCCATCTGTCATATTTACTAATTTACCTCTTTCTAAATCTTTTCTTCCATAATAAGAAATTAAGTTTTTTTCTATTTCTTTTGCAAACTCATAGTTAATATTATTAGTTAAAATTTGAACTTCATAACCATATTTATTAACCGTATTACTCCAATGTTTATTTCTACCATATTTAGAATATGCTCTTTTTTTAGATATTCCTATTCCAATATAAAAAACTTCTCCACTAGGTTTTAAATGTTGATATACTAAAGCCATAAATGTTTTTATTATCAAAATAAATTAAATTGTTTTTTGTTTATAAAGTTGCAGTTTTTACAATTGCTCTATCTAATCCTTGTTGCGTACTTACATCATTACTTACTACATATGCTTTTATAGGTGTTGCATCTTTTTGTCCTATTGATTGTGCTAATTGACTTGTGTTACTTGTTCCAACTACATTAAACTGAGGTGCAGATGGAGCAGTAGCGTTAGGAACTGATATTGGACTTGGAGCAGAACCACCACCACCGCCTCCAGGAACTTTAACTGAAGTAATTGCTCTTACTGCTTTAAAACCCGTAGCTAAAATAGTAGCTACATTGGCAACTTTAGCGACAACATCAAAAGGAGATGGTAGGGTTGATTTTTGTTTTAATGCTTCAGATACACCCACATAGGTATTTATCGTAGCACTTGCAATCCCTAATGCTTTACCCGCAGCAGTTTCTTTTCCTGCTAATTCAGATAATTGACCTAATACTGCACTTGCTTCTCTAGCCTGACCTATTTTAAAAGCATATTCTGCTTCAATTATTTTCTTTCTTGCGTCAGATTGTTCCTTTTCGTCTTCAGTTTTCTTTTTTGTTGCTTCAAAATCTGCTACATAACTATCTATATTTAGCTTATTAATAGCGTCATTATGCGTTTTAGTTAATAGTTCAGTATCTACATTATTAGCTTCTAATATAGCTTTCTTTTCTAAATATTCTCTTTGTTCTTTTTGTATTGGTGTTTCTTGTGATTCTTGTAATGCTTTTTGAATAGCTAAAGCATCTTTAGCCGATTGCATTTCTTCAGCTAATTTTTCATCTTTTAACCTTTTAGTTTCTGCTTCTCTATCTGCTTTATCTTTTTCTGATTTTGCTTTTCTATCTGCTTTTAGTTTATCATCATTTTCTTTTTGTATTTTTCTTTTTTCATCACCACGTGAATATTCTATGGCGGCTAATTCTCTATTGAGTTTTTTAGCTAATGCAATTTGGTCAGCACCTTCTTCTTTTACTGCTTCGGAGTATGCATTTTTAGCTTCAATCTTTTTCTTAGTATATTCATCTATTTGGTCAGAATGTTCTTGTAAGAATTTTTTATTTACTGATAAAGTTTTATCTGCATTTGCTTTTAATTTATCTAACGCTCTACTAGCATCTGAAGTTGCACCTACAAAATCAGTAACAGAATCTACTATACTACCAATGAAATCACCAACTTTAGAAAGTCCAGGAATTAAATTTAAAATTACCTTTTTAACTTTATCAAAATTAGCAATTAACAAACCTACACCAACAACTAAAGCACCTATTCCCGTAGCTACTAAAGCACCTCTTAAAGCCTTAGTTGCTAATGTCGCTCCATTGGTTACAAATGTTTGAGCAGCAGTTGCAGCAGTTTGCAATTTCTGAAATACAGTAGTTGCTTTTATTGTTTCTCCTAATGCTTTAACGCTTTTAGAGCCTTGATTTATAGTTTCGAATCCTTGACTTATAGCCATTGCAGATTGAACTTTTAAAATAGCTTTTTCTACGTTTTCAGATTCTGTACCAAATAATCCAACCGCTCCTTGTGCTAATGAAAAACCACCTGCAACCGCATTTAAAGAACCTGACAGTTTCGTTCCTAATGTTTGAGCAGATGCATCAACTATTAAATCTGTTTGTTGCTGAACTCTTTTATATTCACCAACTGATTTTAATAAGTCTTTATATTCTTGTGAACTTTGTTTCCCCGCTTTTGCTAATTCATAAAGCCTATCTTCTTGTTCACCCATTCGAGCAGTTAAAGGTTTTAAATCACCGTATATCTCCTCAAATGTTGCATCTAAATTAGTAGCTTCTTTATCTACTTTTTTAAATGCATCACCAAGGTTTTTTAAGTCCTCTTCAGATGAGCCTAAATTTACTTTTAAATTAACTACCTTATTTTCCATATTCTTTTTATTTGTTCAAATCCTTGTTTCCAAGTAGTTACTAATTTATATTTCCCTTTTGCAATTTCTATGTTTTCAGATTGATTATAATGTTCTTGCAATGCTAATAATTCTAAGATGTTTTTTATCATAATTCATTTAAAAGTTCAATATCACTTTCTCCATTTGTTAAATTAGTAGTTATTTTATTTATCTTAAATAGTCTGTCAGATATTTGAAACCTATCGTTTAATTTAAATTTAGTTAAAATCTTTAATGGTAAAATAGCTTTAATTTTTGTTAGTCTATTTTTAGGATCGAATACTTCTAAAATATAATTTTCATAATGTTTCTTAAACAAAGTATTTTCAAATGTCGTGTCACCTGTCCACTCATTTATTTCTTGCTTGAAATTTATATTTGTCGAATCAGTTGCCGAACTTAAATATAAACTATTTGATGGAGCAATGTATGATGTTATTTGTGTATGAGTAGAAATTGTATCTCTGAAACTCATATCAGGAACACCACTAACTAAAATAGGATAAAACAATAAAGGCTTACCTATGTATGATTCATAATTACCTGTTGCTGAATTAAAGTTATCAGTAGCAGAATAACCCCATTGGATATTCGATTGAACGTTACCATTTAAATCAATAATTCTTTCGTATTTCATATGTGAAAAAGGTAAACTTATTTCGTAAGTATCACCCGCTAAACCTAATTCAGATTGATATTTTTCTTTAGCCCATTCTTGACTAAATAACTGATTGTGTTTTAAAGCTAATAACGCATTAGTGTCTTCATAACCAAATGAAACTTGTTTAAAAGGTAAAGCAACATCAATTGACTTACTATCTGAAATCACATATTGAGATACATCATAAATATCGAATGTATTGTAAAACTCATTTAAACTTTTTACTATAATTGTTCCATTATCTACATAAGCAGTAAGGTTAAACATTTTAAACAAACCAGTTAAGAAATCAATTACTTTAATATCAGGAATTTGTTGTGAAATATCAAACAAGAAGTCACCTGACAAATTGAAATCAAATATTTGAAATCTTTTTATAGGTGAAAAAGTACAGTCTACATTAAAATACCATTCAAGTAAACTAAATGAAATAATAGATTGACTTTGAACGTACAAAGTATAGTCACCATTTAAAAGAGATGCACCTAATACTGATGTATTTATAACTTGATTTCCAGTTAAATCAGCTGATTGATATATTAAAGTACCATTTCTGTAAATAGACACCTTATAATTACCCGTTGAGATTGTATTTAAACGTAATTCACCTGAGTATATTAAACTATTATCAAGTACTTTTAACGTAGATTCATTAAGCATATAAACACCTCCACAAGTATCTGTTGTAGGTGTAAAAGCGTCAATTAATTGAGGTGGATTATTTCCAAACGTAGCACTTTGAACATCTCCTTTTACTCTATGTAACCACATAAATAGATTGTAATAATCTAAATTTGTGTTATTAAAGAAATCATTTGAAAACGTTAAGTTATATTTTATCTGAATAGCCTCTACTATTTTAGATATTCTCAATGCGTATTTTAAATCAGACCAAAGTAATCCGTGATTATTTCCAGCCCCACTATGGTAATTTAAATTACTTACATCTGATTCTGAATGTCCTGAACTTGAGTCTAAAAAATACCTAGTTGTATGCGAAATAAAAGGTACTATTACATCATTTGCACTAGGGTTGACTTGTAACTTAGCTTTTACATTTGTGTTATTATACGCTAAATTAAATTGACTTAAATCTAATGCATTTAGTTTATCTTCTCCTATGACATCCTTTAAGTTTACAGTACTTCCAAAATATGTTATTCTGTAATTATTTGGTTGCCCATTTTTCAAGTCTACACCTTCTAGTTTTATTTTACCTGTATTATAAAGTACATTATCTATCTCTATGTATGCATTTATCTTAAACCTTGCATCAAAATAATTATCAATATCATAATTGTAATAATGTTTGAATATTCTATTATTTTTTTCATTAGCAGGTAAACTAAATGTCTTACTAAATTCTGTAAATATTTTAGAAATATCTTTTACATCTTGTATTACTTGTGTTAACGAAACACTTTCATCAGCAAATAAATCTACTCTTTCAAATACTTGTTGTGTACTTGTTTGAGTAAATCCACCTAACCCTATTAAAGTATCATACAAACATTGTCCCGCTTCATAAGTACCTCCATCAGTTATAACTCTACTTTTAAAGTCTGAGATATAATTTGCAGTTAAGCTATATCCACCTAAGTCGTAAAGTATTTTGTTTAAACAATAATCACCCTCAAATACACCACCATCAGCTAAAACTCTTTGTGTAAATCCTGATGCTAATTCAGGAGTATAATCCGATGTAGTTATTTCTTTTGGAATTTCTAAATATAATGCTAATTTTAAAATCATAGTACATTGTTAATTAAATCAAAATTATATTCGAAATCAATTTCGTAGTTAATTAGTTTTTCTTTTAAACTGTTTTTAATTTCAAAGCTACTTGTCTTCACTAAAGAAGGCTGATAATCCAATAAAACCGTTTCACTTAATAATAAATCAGTTATTGCTAATGAAGTATTTTCATCCACCCATCCTGTGTTTAATTTTACAGTTTGTTTTCCATTGGTATTAAAGTTTTTACTTTGACCTTTGTGGATGTTATAATTAACTGCTTCGGGACTTAAATTATAATTAGTAGTATTAACACTAATAGAATTAGTTTGTGCTTTAAAGAACGTTATACTCTGCCATCCTCCTTTACTATTTATAAACCTACATTCTACGGGTGTATATTTACACTCTTCAACTTCATCCGAGTAAACTCTTATAAATTCACTTTCACCTAAATAAGAAAGAAAAATAGTTTGTCTTGGATTGCTTCCAAATCTAAAAGGTATTTTATAATTGTATATTTCGTCAGTTGCACCTGCGGGTAATATTTCAGCAGATTTAAATGGAACTCCTGAATCTGTATTTGCGTAAAAAATCCATAATGCAGCACTTGGTTTCTTTTGACAAATTAAATTAAAATAGCTACTTAAATTATATTGATTATATTGTCTGTAATTTTTATATCCATTACTAATTAAAGGATAAGCGGGTACAAGACTACCTCCTCCACTAGTGTCTACAATAGCATTAAATCCATCTATGTGACTTGTAAAACCATTTACACCTACATAAGTAGTCGTGTCAATTAAATTATAAACAGTCGATAAAGTATATCGTTTAATCTTAAACAAACACCATTCATTGTTATCTTCAACACTTGGATTAGTCGATATAGTTGGGATAACATTATTAATATATTCACGTACAAAATTTGATACATTGTAATTTGTTTTAACATCTGAAGTACTAGATATTTTTTTACTTAGTGTGTAGGTTGGTGTTGTAGGTTCAGCACTTCCTTTATTCCAAATAAATAATTCTATCTTGCTTCCTAATTGAGCAGGCTCATTAACTTCTATTATAAAAGGACTTCTTACTTTTACTATTTTCATTTTATATCTTTTAAACTGTAATCAATTAATGTATCAATGTCTTGTGAAAATGCTTTCATTAAATCTGTATCTATGTATTTCTTATATCCCGCTTCAAATGGTTTTGTAAAAAATAAACTTGGTTTTATTCCTTTATGAAATATTGACCTTGTTATTAAATAAGCAGTAGATTGGTAGCTTAAAAATTTACCTGACTTCCTATCTCTAAATTGAAATCCTTTTTGCCTAACCCATTTATTTATACCTTGTGTTAACCCACCTTTCTTTCCCGTTCCTGTTCCAAATTTAAACGGACTATTTGGTGCTTTTGCTGAACTGCTTTTTCCTTTTATACCTTGGTCTTGAAACATCCCATAATTTAACATTTCAAAACCAACTATTGTATAATCTTTTTCATTTACTATTTCACCTTTTAAACTATTATAAAGTTCTTTAGTGTTATTGTGTCCTGACTTAGATAAATTACTGCGTGATTGTTGTATAACATAATCCCTAAATCTTTTTATTACTGCTTCAACTTCTAGCATATTGTCATTGTATTTGCAATCGCCATATCAAACGTATAAGTAACACCTGCTAATTTGTTTTCAAATCGTTCTACAAAAAACTCAATGTTTGGATTTCCAATTAGTTCATAATCATCTGCCAATGTTCCTCTTCTTAATATTTCTAAGAACCTATTAGCTACTGATAGCTGAGTATTTAATACATCTTGCTCATTGTCATTTCCTAAAAATATATCTGTAACCATATCCTTGCTTTCATCCACAATATCCATAGATAAAATAGATACATTATAAACTAAAATATTGCCTTGATAAGATACATTATTAACTATTATATGACTTAATGGAAATATAGTTTGCTTGTTTAAATCAACTTTAAAGATGTCGCCTATTGTAACTGTATTTACAAACTTATCAAGTTCTAGTTGGTCTTTTATCTTAGTTGTTATTTCGTAGAATGTACTCATTTATTTTGTCTTTTTATTAAATCTGATTCAATTTTATTCTTTTCTTTTTCAAATGTTAAATATGTCAAACATTGTGTTAACGGTAATTCTGAAATATAATCAAATCGTTCAAGGTTTCCTTTAGCGATAGCATAGTATGAAGAGTACCATCCCCATTTTCTACCGAAGTTTGTGACTTGAGAATATTCTGTACCTCCTGATTCTCCTCCAAATAAGTCATCGTACTGTTCAATAATTCGTTGCTTAAATTGTAAAAAAAAACATTAGCACCAAGAACAACATCTAAAGGAGCGTGTTTCATTACATCTGAATAAGTAATTGAACCATTATATTTCTCAATCTCATATGTGCCGTTTAAGCCATTCTTTTTGATTGGTCGATATAATACTGCCATTGCTTTGTGCATTTGCGTCCAATCGTTTAAATACGTATCTAAATCAGTATATTCACCAAATGATATGTCTTCTAAATTAGGTATGAATCCAAATTCAACACCACCCATTTTAAATCTATTGATAAATCTATGGTTTTTATTTTCAAACATTAATCCAAGCGATGCAGTTATTTCAAGTACATCCTTATACCTTATTTCAGCTACATCTTTTAAATCAATTCCACAAAATATTTGAACCATCTTTTGATGAAGTAATTCATTGTCAATATTACCATCAGCTATCTTTAAAAACTTTTGATACTGTGATAATTTTATTTCGCTTAGTTTTGTTGGTATGCTTATCTCTAATTTCATTATGTTTTTTTTATAATAATAACATTTAGTTGAAATTGTAATAAACAAAAAAAAGACCTACATTTCTGTAAGTCTAATTCCGAACTGCGGACACCACAACCCTAACCAAATTTAATAACCAATTAAACTATTTCTTTTATATCTATTTTGTAACAACTAAAAGAACACCACTCTTTAAAAGACTTAATAGCTTCTTCAGGCGTATTACATTCTATTGTTATTGTTTCAAAATCTTTTTCATCGTTGTATCTGTACCAACCTTCAACTTTAAATGCTTTCATATCTTTATTTTTATTATAGCTTCTTTCAATTGGTTTAATTTTATTTCCCTTTGATTTCTTGCTTCTTTATATTGATTTAATTGCCATTCAGATAAACATTTTTCTAACAAATAAATTTCTTTTTCTAATACTTCAATTGCGTAATTATCCATTTATTTAAAAATTAAAATTGATTCTACACTTAACAAAGCTTTTCTTCCACCTATTGGCATATAAGGATTACTTTCATTTGGCAAGTAACCAAATTGACCTAATGAGTTAGTCATAACATAAGCGGAGTTATTACTTCTTTTTGTATATCCATTTACAAAATTTCCTTTTATTTTAATTACTTTATTCATAGTTTCTATTTTTTGTTTGTTGTTATCTGAGTACAAATATACAAACTTTATTAACATTTAAAACTATAACTATAAATTTTAACAAAACTTTAACATTTGAAGTATTTGTTTGCTACTTTAAACATAGCTTGCATTTTCTTTATCTCACCTATGTTTCTTGGTAAATTAATTATCACCTCTACATTCATAACGTGATGAATATAGCATTGTATCTCAGCAATCATTTGTCCGTATGTCATTAGTAAATAAAATAGTTTCCTTTGTTTGGATTTTCTAGTTGGCTCATTATAGCGTAACGCATTGCATCTATTGCGTGATTGTATGCGTCAATAGGTTTATTCATCTTAACTCCTGATTTG